TCAGATAGTGATGGCAATCGTTTCGCTGGCGCCGGGGCCGACGGCGCTGCTCCACTGCGCCACACGAACCACAACGGCCGTACCACCGCCGTCCGCGAGGCGATCGAGCGCAGAATAACGGTAGCTCGGCTTCACCACCTGAATGGTGCGGGCAAGTCGACCATCGAGCGAAATCTCGACCTCGTAACGCTCGTCTGTCTCACCGAGCGGTGCATCGACGAAATCGGTCCATGCAAACCCTGTGCGGCTGCGGCGCACCCAATCGAAAACGATGTCGCCCCCGGACGGGGTCGCTCGCAGATGTGCCGGCGACAGTGGACGCAGTGCGGCCCCAGCGACCCGAAATGGCAGTGCTATCGCATCTCTGTCGCCGTTCCCGGTGGCCCGCACCAAGCCACCCTCTCCCAGCAGGTCGAGCGGGGGATCGAACCGCAACATGCGTGCCTGATCGATAAGAACGAAGCGTTCGCCCGCAACATGGCTCGAAACCGACGCCTCTGTTCCCCGCCGGCCGCGTAGCAGCCCGCTTAACCGGAACCGACGTGGGCCAATGACTTCGGCATTGCAGAATTGAATCAGTTCGTCCCCCACCAACGCCAGATTCGCACCGTCCAGCACTGCCAGCTTGGATCGCGGTTCAAGCCAGTCGCGGTCCGATATCAATTCGACGTCGAGCGTTGAGAACGCGTCCCAGCCCCAGCTATTCGCATTTGGCAGCGTCGTGAGTGCCAAGCCGATGGCGGTGCCGCCCTCTAGGGTGCCGGCAACCACGAAGCTGTCGCCCGCATCAACGCTGACCAGCACACCGGCGCGGCGCCATCCCGCTTCACTGCCATTTCCAGCAATCCACAGCCGCGGCGTCTCCAGTTGCTCGCCTGCCATCAGCGGCAGATCGAGTACTTGCAAAGTCGTCGGCCCGGCAGGCTGATTTTCGGACAATAGCGCGCGGCCACCATCGGCGGCTCTAGCCACTGGCACAACGTCGTCGCCGACCATTCGCCGTTCAAGTTCAAGATGCACGATGAAATTCTCAAGACGCGCCTCGCGCACCCGCCAGACGGTCGGCTCGTCAGCAAAGCGGACTAGTACGCCCGGTACGATATCGGCAAATCGCCACGGCAGCCTCGCTCGACGTTGTACCATCGCAGTCTGGCCGCTGGCCAACAACTGCATCGCCAGGGCCTTGGCTTCGGTCGGGTGCATGGCTGCAGCAATCGACTGATGCTCGATGCGAGCCGCATCCGATCGACGCGCGCGCTGCAGGCCGGGCTGGTAGTCGCGGCTGGTATCGTAAAAGGCGAGTTCGAGGCTCGCTGGCCGCGAATCGGCTGCCGCCCGTCGTTGGCGCTCAGCTGGTCTTGAATCACCCGGCAGCCGTGCATCGAGCGCTTCGGATTCGATGACGATTGGCACACCGCCCGGCCCGACAATCCGCAAGCCACCGTCGGAAACGACCGCAGCGTCAGAGACGACAAGCAGCGGCGCCAATGCATCGGCAAGGCTGCCAGCGCTCCCGGCAAGATAGCCGCTCAGGGCCGGATAGACACCGACGACTGGCAAAGCATGATGACCTGCGGCCGCAGCAAGGCTGCGAATGACCTCGCCAGTCCCGAGCGGTTCGGCGGTCTGGCTATTGGACTCGCCGACGATTTCAAAGGTGAGGTTCGGGATCCGATTCCCGAATTCGCCGAGCGGCATGTCTTCGAAGACGACATAGCCAAGGCCGCGATACGCCGGGGTCATGCCCGCGCCCTCGTTCGCAGCGATCAGCGGGTCGATCGCCTGGTCGGGATCCCCGGTGTACACGCGCATTGTTATCGGAATGGCAAAGGCGCCGGCGGCATCGCGAAGCAGCTTGCCATCTGCCCAGATGCGATCGACACCGGCGATCCTGAGACCAGCAAGGCCGACCGCAAAGGAAGCCGAATAGCTGAAACTTGTGCTTGCACCCTGCCCCTTGCCACCGCCGGTCGTCGCTGCCGCTTCACGGATCCCACTCGTCCAGATCAGGTTTCCGGCAGCGCGCATGCGACCGACGATCAGCGGGATCGCTTCGCCGTATGTGGCGCTCTGGATGGCGAGGTTGCTGGTGCGGCCATGCTCGCGCCCTCTGCTTCCGATAACGGCGCGGTCGATACCGCTGCCCAGAAGCGTGCCCAAAATGCCGACAACAGGCCCGGCCACAATTCGGCCGATCGTACCGAGAATCAAAGTTGCCATGGTTCAACGCGCTCCTGGAAGGCGCCAGACACGCGTCAGCTGCCATGCGGGATCAATCGGGCCTTCGACGACCCGGCCGAGCGCCACATGGGCGTGGACCAGGCCGAGCGGTGTCACGATGCCGAAATGCTGTTGCCCGGCTGTCGGCACAGTCGCCAAGACATCGCCTGGCAAACCGGCCGCAACCCGGCAGGCGCCCGACGCCTCGAACAGCGAGTCCACATCGGGTGCAAGGCCGCCGAGGCGGTAGGGTGGCAGCGCAGTCGGCGTTATGCCTGCTGCACTGGCGCCAACAAGAATGACGCCCACGCAATCGAGGCCAAGCCCGGGTACCCGGCCCTGGGCACGAAAGCGCGTGCCCACACAGCTTCGCGCCGCGGCAACGATCGCCGGCCATAGCGGTGCCGGTCCAAAGCCATGTATCACGGTCGGATCCTCCATCGCCGCTGGCGAAAGTCGCACGAAGCGGCTGTCAGCCGCCAAAACGCGTCAGAATATCGGCTCCCGGTACATGCGGTTCACCACGGAAATTGACGGCATTTGCAAAGCGGTTTGCGCATGTCGTCAGGCGCTTGTCGCAACCCTGCCAAAGCGCGATCGGCGTACCCGATGCCAGGTCCAACGGTTCATCGACAATAAGCGTCCCCGCTTCTGTCGCAATGATGCGCCGACCGATACCCGCCGCCACGCCGCCCAGAACGCGCAGTCGGCCTTCGACGAAATCATCGAGTGGGTCGACAAGCGGCGCCGGCGTGATGGCCCGTCCCTGCCCGCTCGCGACGAAAGACCGAACCATGCGGCCTCGCATCGCCACGCGGCACCGGGCATCACCCAGCTCGGCCCGACATTCGGGCGCATAGGTTTCAACGGCAGTGACCGACAGTGCGGCTGTCGGCCCGCGCAACGCGGCCAGAAAACTGCTGTCAGTCCCCGAACCGAACTCCACCGGGCCGATGCGGCCGTCAACCAGCCGCTGACGCCCGGCATCCGGTTCGCGCCAATCGACGAAGAACACCGACACGGCGGCACCGTCATAGCGACCGTCGCGAAGGTCGACCGCCGTAATGGCGTCCCCCGTCAGGGCACCCCCAAGATCCATCGAATCGACGTCGAGATCATCGCCCGTGACGATGGCCGAAGGCACCATGCCGGGACCACTATCGTAACGCATGCCGCCAACAATCAGCGGACGGTCATGCGTGGTGAGGCCGAGCGCCACGCCGTCGCTGCGCACGATACGCCAGCAGATCGCCAGAAAGGTGAGTTCGCTGGTAAGAGCGTCACCAAGGCTGGGCAAAGCGCTCATGCTTCACGCAGCTCGACAAGCGGCACCGTTGGCAGCTCGCCAGCGCGCCAGCCCGCAATCGACACATCGATACGATCTGCCGCGAAGCGTACCGGCACATCGAATTCGTAACCGGCGGTCACGCTGGCGCCGATTGGCGGCGGCGTGTCGAAATCGACATGGCCGAAAGCCCCCAGCGTCCAGCCGCCGAGCTGCTGAACTCCGTTGATCGCCACACGAACGCTGCCTTCGACGGGCCGCGTTATCCGGCGAGTCTGAATATCGGCACCCTCGCCATAGTGCTTGATCAGCGCAAATCGCGTTGTGCCGCCATCGCCGCTGCCAAGCAGCTGATCGTCAGCCGCCACCACACCGCCCGGCGCCGAGCAATGGTCGATCGGATCGCGAAACCGAAAGCCGTGCGCCTGGCCGCGCCGGGCCCGGAAAAAACCGAGCAGCGCCGCCAGATCGGCTTCGGAGCGGATCCCGACCCCGGCATCATAATGGACAAGCGCGTCGCTCCACTGGCTGTTGCGCTGTTCATGGCCCGACCCGGTAATGACCACCTGGGTCGAAAACTCGGGCCCGCCGGAGGCGCCGAAACCCAGATCGAGGGGAAAGCGAACGTCGTGAAAAGCCGCCATCTGGTCCTCCTCATTGATTTCGAACGCCACAAAGCCATCGCGAGCCACCTGCGGCCATGCCCAGACGAACGTGTCAGCGACCGCACGCGCAAGCGATGCTGCCGCCGCCTCGGCGATGCGTGCCCAATCGACGAACGTGCGCGCAAAGCCGGCGAAATAATGCTGGCGCGCCAGCGGGTAATGAAGCCTGTCGCTGATCGCCTGTCGCCCGCGCGTCTGGCCCCAGGCGTCCCCTGCTGTCACGAAATCATAATCCTCGAGCTGGAGCACGTCGAAAGCCGGATAGGCCCAGCCAGTCGGAAGATTGGCCCGCGCCAGCTCCGGCGACGCGGCGTCGAGTATTTGCGGCGTGAAGGCGAGCAACAGCACCTCGGCGCCGGGCGCTGCGGCGCGCACCGCATCGCGCAGCGCCAGCGTCGCCCGCGAAAGGACATCGCCGCACCAATCAAGATAGGCGCGCTCGGGCGCCGTCGAAACGGCACGGGTGTCGAGGATGACCGGCACGGCTGTCCCGACTTCCGCCGCGTGAAGCGCCAGCGTCGCGTCATCGTAGAGACAGGGCCGTGCGTTGGGCCCCACCCACCACCAGGGTTCGCCGATCTGGAAGCGCGGCGCGGCGCCGGCGGCGACGGCATCGGCGACGAAGTCGGTCGCGACCGCCTGCAGCCAGACCATCGCGGCCGTATTTGCGGGCGACAGCAATGCCGAAGGCGGCGTGTAGCCCGTGGCCGATCGAACCCCGAGCGCATCGATCTGCGCCCAGCCGGGGGGGCAATTCGCGTCGAAAAGTTCAAACGACAACGACATGATGGGCTCGAAACCCAACGCCACGGCGCGCTCGACGAAATCGCGGTGCCAGGCGCGCGCCGGGGCACAAATCGGTACCGCCAGGTCGACGCGATAGGCTTCGCCATCCCAGCGCAGGCCGGGAAAATGGCTCATGCCGACATAATGTGTCAGCCCCCCACGATAGCCGAGCGCGAACATCGCTTCGATCAGCCGCTCGGGCGTCTGGTTGTAGCTGTCGTCATAACCACTTGCGATGCGCAGCCGATGCGGCGGGATGAAGGCATCGCCGACCTTGAGAACTGACCCCGAACCTTCGCAGACAAGGCCGGTCAGTTGCACATGCCCCGCCAATGGCGACGGCAGCGGCGTGTCACTGCCGTCATACCCCGGGGGCACCAATGAAATGAACAGCCGGTCGATATCGCCGGCCCACACCGGGTCGGCTTCGGCGGGCAGCAGGAAGCCACCGTCCATGGCGTCGAAATCGAGAGTCACCACGGCGTCCTCGGGCGTGCCCTCGGCATAGTTCCACAGCCGCACGTACCAGCTGCGCGGGTTGCCAGAGGCGTCGCGCCCCTCGATGGTCAGCACCGGGCCGTTCACTGCATCGAGTGGCAACACCCCCCCGTCCGATTGCCAGCGGAAGCGCAAACGGGTGCGGCGATAGTCACGCGACGTCGCCACCGCCAGTAACGGGTGGCTCCAGCGATCGACCGACTCCCAGATCACACCCGCCAGGTCGCAGCGCCGCAAGAAGCTGACATCGACGACAAGGCCGTCGGCACCCGCCGTCGTGACTGCAGCCATCATCGGCCGCGGGAAGTCGACAAGCCAGTATCGCGGGTCGAAACGCTTTACCCAGTCGGTACGCTGCTGGTCGCCGAAGGTCGCAAGCCAGTGCCGCATCATGCATCGGCCCTTGCCAGTTGCTGGCGCACGGCGCGTGCCACCTGGTTCGCGGTTTGCGTCATGACACCGGCGCCAGCATCGCGCGGCGCCGCGATGTTGATCGTGACATTCACGGATCGTTGCGCCGGCCCTTGGGTCTCGATCCGCCCGGCGCTGGCCGGCACGAACAGTTCCGGCCCGCGCTCCCCCACCATATAGGGCCGCCCGCCGCTGACCGTCCCGCCCGTGGCCCGCCCCGGCGCGCCGAACAACGAGCCGACAGCGCCGGCGAGCGCCCCGAGCAGGCCGCCGCTGCCGCCCTGTATCGTACCGATGTTGGCGCGCAGCGCATTGGCGGCGATGTCTGCCAGCGCTGTCAGGGCCACCCGGCGCATATCCTCGAAACCGAACTTGCCGGTCACCGCGGCCCGCGTCAGCGCGCGCTCGATGCTGCCGCCGGCACGCTCGATGCCTTGCGCCAGCGGCCCGTCGATCTCGCGTTCGATCTGTGCAAGCCCGGCCATGAAGCCGCTGGTATCGGCACGCACTTTCACGACCAGCGTGTCGAGCTCGATTGCATCACCGTTCATCGGGAAAGGCCTCCATCAATCGCACCAGCAGCGCCGTGTCGGCGGGGGCCTCGCCTGCCAGATCGAGGCCCAGGGCATTGCGCAAATCAGCCGGCGTTGCCGCCCAGAAACTGTCCGGCGCCCAGCCCAGAAGGGCTGCCGCAACCCGCGCCGCCTGCAGCGCCGCGCCGGTGAACATCGTCCCGGTGAACATCATCGGCCGGCAAGCACCTGGCCCAGCAGCACACGCAATGCCGGCGTCACGGCCGCCAGCCCCGCTGCCACCAGCGCTTCGCCGAAAGCCTCGCGGGTCAGCCCCGCGGGGGGGTCGATCAGGCAGTGCCACAACAGCCCCGCCATCTCGGCAAGGGTGAGCCCGCCCGCCGCTGCGCGCTCCACCAGCGCAAAAAGCGGCCCCAGTTCGGCCTCGGCAGCCACCAGTGCCGCAAAACTCGGCCGCAGCCTGAGTTCGGCGCCGGCCAGGGCCAGCATCGATTCGCCGCGAAGGGCGTTGGCGCCGCTCATGCCGTCACCACCGCGCCCGAGCTTTCAAGCGCCAGGGTGTACGTGCGCTCGCCATTGAAATCACCGGCATAATCGAGCCGGGTGATCAGGAAGCGGGCTGTCAGCGTCTCGCCGCTTTCAAAACTGACCTGATAATCGTCGATCACACCCGCCAGCGCATTGGCCTTGAGCCGCGCCTCGGCATCCGACCCGGTGAAAACGCCCGAGCCCGAGATCGATACCGATCGCACCCCGGCACCGCCAAGCAGCTCGCGCCACCCGGCCGAACCCTGGTTGGTCACCACCACCGTTTCGGCGTTTATGGCCAGCTGGGTCGTCCGCAGCCCCGCCACCGTCGTGAACACCGGCGGCGCTGCGCCATTGCCCACCTTCAACAGGAAGGCACTGCCCTTTTCCATCGCCATCAGGAATCCTTTCGCTTCGATTTCAATCCGCGCTCGCGGTCGCGTCTGCCGTTGTCCGCACGCGGAATTCGGCGATCCCCTGCGTCCAGCCCTCGGCATCCGTCAGCACCAGGCTGCGCAGGAACAGGCTCGACACGATGCGGTGGCCATCGACCGATCCCGCCAGATTTCGCACCCGCGCCTCGACACCACCGAGCAGCGCCTTGGCCGTCGCGGCCCCCGGCCCCGGTACCCAGATGTTGACCGCAAGACGGTGTTCATGTCCGCGCTCGGTCTTGGTGCTCCAGTCGGTGACGAGATCACTCCCAATCACCGCATAGGGTGGGGCTGCATCGGCTGGCGGCCCATCGAACACCCCGGTCACTCCGGGAAGGTCCACGAGCGCCGCCATCAGCAGCTTCTGCACTGCCAGGCTCGCGCTCATCGCTGGCCTCCGATCATCGCCAATAGCCGCACGTCGGCGGCCCGCTTGCGACTGCCGAAAACCCGCACCTTCAGCCCTGGCGCCACAAGCCGTACCTCGGCATCGTCACTCTGCGTGCCAATATCGGGCGCCGCTGTGGCGATGCGCGCCGCCAGCGCTGCAACAGCGCCTGCAACGGCCAACTCGCCAAAATGCGTGGCGCGCGCGGCAAGGCCGGCACGCAGCCTCGCGCTCATGGTTGCACCTCGCAGCGCAGTTCAACCCGATCTGGGCGCCGCGGGTCATCGAGCACCGAAAGCACGGACAGCCATTGCCCGCGCCACACCAGCCGCGACGTCAAGCCGATCCGTACCGGTGCGCGCAGGATCACGCGCCAGCGACGCCGCGACCGTCGTGCTTCGCCTTCCGCGCCACCGGCACCGTCCGGGCTTACCAGGGCCCAGGCGCTGCCTGCTGCTGCCCAGAACCCCACCGAAGCGCCAGCGGCATCGCGGGCGTCGACAAATGTCTCGATGGCGACGCGCTCCTTCAGCGCGCCGCTCAATTCCGTTTCCATCGCAGCCTCCCTTCAGACGAGACGCAGCCGGCGCCACGGACGCCACATCGCGGCCACCGCCGTCGGCGGTGGCCCGGCATCGGCATCGTCGCGGTGGGAATAGAGATGCGCGACCAGCCGGATGATACCCTGGCGGAGCGGCTCGGGAACGGCGTTCCAATCGGCGCCCAATCCGGCACGAAACCGAACGACCGGGCGCTCGGGGAACGGTGCGAAAAGCTGCACCCTGCCGGTCCCGCCCGCATCGATCTCATGGATGAACCGCGCCGCCGGCAAGGGCCCTTCGGCCCCGGCAACTTCGGTGATCTCTACCAGCGGCGACACAGCAATCCGTTGCCAGCCGGTCACGGAATCAAGCCGAGCTTCGCCGGAGCGAACGATCAACCACTGCCCGGTAAAGGCCTCGCACAATCCCGTTGCAGTCCGGACAAGGCCCGAAATCAACGCATCGTCTTCGTCCCGCTCCAGCCGCAGGAACGCCTTGCATTCGCCAAGGCTGACCGCCAGCGGGCCCGGATCGGCCAAGGTGCCATTTGCCATCACCTGTCCTCCACACGCACGTTCAGGCTGCGCTCGTCATGGCGACCGTCGTTGAAGGTGACACGGTTGGTCAGCCGATAGACATGCCCGCGGCACCCGCCCGAAAGGGTTGCAACGCTGCGCCCCTCGGCGAAGGCGGCAACCGTCACGGACAAGCCGTCAGGCTCCTGGGGCTCGACAACCCAGTCCGATCCCGTGATCGTCTGGCCTGTGAGATAAGCGGTCTGCCAGTCGACGGCGTAGTCGATCGTTGCGGCAGGGTCTTTCAGAAACAATGCCATGATCGGGGCCCCTTTGAAGCTGCAGTCGCCAAGGTCGTCAGACGGGCGCACCAACCTCGATCGCCCAGCTAGCGATGCTCACCGTGCCGCCGGCAACAAGTGCCTGGGAAGGACAAGTGGTCACGTACAGCAGCCGCGAACCGGCCACGTCGAGCAGGGCGACATGATCGGCCGTTCCCGCCGCCAGCACCGAAAGCCCCGATTTGGCAGCAACAGTGACCTTGCGACCGGAGACATCCCCGGCAGCGAAGCTGAAATCCGCGCCGGACAACGTCGCTTCCGCGAGCTTGCCCGTATCGGCCATGGCAAAGTTGGCGGGTTGACCATTAACGGCAACCATCCGGGTTGCCGCGGCAGCGACAATGAGGCTGCCATCGAGAACGTCATTGCTGGCAAATTTCGGCATGAAAAAACTCCTGTTCAGTTGGGGTTGGAAATGACAGTCCGTGGATCGGGGCCGATAATGATCGTCGCGCTGGCGACAGCGCCCGGGACCAGCAGCAGCGGGGAGGTCGCGTGCAGGGAAAGACGGCCATCGGCCGCCAGCACCACTGTCAGCCTGATGGGTTCGAATTCGGCGGAAGCGTTTCTCGTCGCGCTGGACGCCGAAACCGGCTGCAGCGAAAACGCCATGCTCAGCCCCGGGCGCGAAGCTGCATGCGCCATGGCGGCAACGGCAGGCGCAAGACTGGTCGAAACGGCAAGGGTTGCAGTGGCAGTGCGCATCGGCGCCTGTGCGCGCTCAGGTTCGATAGCGCCGGTCCAGTCCAGCTGCGCCGCGACATTGGTCAACATGCTTGTCGTTGATGCCGGGGCGAGGGCTGGCGCCAGCACGGTCAATGGCGTCTGAAACGCGCCCGCAGCGAACGGCATCGGCCGGGCAATGCCATCGGCATCGACGTCAACATTGGCACGAACGCCACGCCCGATGACAGGCGATCCGGCCAGCGGCCGATAATCGCCACCGCCAACCGCACCCGCACCGTCCGGCCCCAGGATGCTGTTGTCATCGCTAAACAGCGGGTCGAGCATTCCGCCATAGCCATTGACGGTGCGCAGCCCCTGAAACTGCAGCCCGAAACCGCCAGGCCCTGCCGTCGCTGCCCGCTCCGCGAGCACATTGCCCTCGTGGCAAACGCCATAGAGCATCGACCAGGCCTCGACCATGTGCGGGCGGTAACCATCGCCCGTGCCGCGCAGGCCGGCCGTTACATCATCGAAGATGTCGTCGTGCTTCGTCGGCAACCAGTCGAAGGCATTGTTGGCGATGCGGTTGACAAAGGCCTGGTTTCGCAAATTGTTGGTATCGGCAACGCTCGCCAGCGGCGGGTCGCTGTAAAAGCAGTTGGCGCGCGCGCCGATGAAGCTGTTGCCCTCGATAATGTTGTAACTCATCGTGCAAAGGTTCGCCTCGCCGATGGCCAGGAACGGCAGCCCGGAGCCGCCGATGCGCTCGACGACATTGTCGGCAAAGACCTGACGGCGGATCGACGAGTTCGGCGTCCCGGCGGTCGCAGCGGCGACCCCCTGCGGCTGCCAGGCCCGGCTGCGCAGGAACCTCATGTCGTTATGGGCGCAGATGAAATCCTCGGCCTGGCCCAGCACGGCAGGCGATGGCCAGGGCCCGTAGATCACCCCCAAGGGACCGGTACCGGTAAAGCCATCCTCGACATTGCCGATAAAGCGGTTCTTCACCGCGAACGTGAACGAACTGGTCTCGCGGCTGTGTTCGTTGCCGCGAAACAGGCCGACACGGTTGGGGCCCGAACCGGGGCCCGTGCCGTAACGCCACCAGCGCGAGCGCGTGATCGCCGTGTTCCAGCCGTTGTTGGCGAAGGGCGCGGCAGGGAAAGGCGCAACACTGTTGTTTTCCTGCCCGGCCTTGCCGCGCAGTGTCACATTGTCGAGGTGGTTGGCGGTCATCCCGCTGCCAACAAGACCCACACTGCCGGCTTCGATCGTCAGGTTCTGCCAGCACATCCGGTTGTGCCGGCTAATGCCGCTGGCGGCCGTCTGGATAATGACATTGTTGCGCGGATCGGGGTCGGCCGGATCGCCGACGATCCGCACAGCGATTTCCCCGGCCTGGGTACCAGATGTGACGTTGCCGGCACCGAGCCCCGAATGCGTGCCAGCCGCCAGCACGATGTTCATGCCATCGACGCTGCGCGTGAAGCTGCTTTGACCATTGGCCGCCGGCAGCGTTCGATTGAACAGATAGCCGGCCTGGGTGGCGGTCTGGATGTTGCGCGGGCGCGCGGGCGGCGCAATGGCCTTGGCGGCCGCCAGCGTCGGCTGCACCATAGCGGCGGCGGCCGTGGTGGTGCCATTGACCGGATCGACGAAGGCCCACATTGCACTGTAGCGCGTGCCGGCCGGATCATAGCCGATCACCCACGGGCTGGCCGCACCCGGATTATAGCCGGAAAAATTGAGAAACGACATCGACCGCGCGCCGTTGGGGTCGGTCGACCGCATCGCGCCGAGCCAGGGGTAGATTTCGGCATCGACGCGCAGCAATCCGGCGGTAAGCGCCATTGCCGTCGCCGGGTCGATTATCGCCGTGTAGCAGCGTAGATTGTCGCCGTAACTGTTGTCGGTGCTTAGTTCGGTCACCCATATCGTCTTGGTGTTGGTGCCATCGGTCGCGGTGAACTTCACCCCAGCCACCGGCTCGAAGCCCTGCGGGTGATGCGAATAGACCTTGATCGAGACCCGGAACGCGCCGCGCGTGACTTCATAGGGTACCAGCGCCCAACGCATGATCGGCAACGGGGCAGCAATGGTGCTGTCGTTGGTAACGGGTACGCTGGTTGCCGCGCTTTCGCCGGCGCGCCAGCCCGCCAGCACCGCCAGGGTCAGTCCGGTATCGGTGGCATAGACGTGTTCCGACAGCGCGATGCGCACGCGGATGACGCCGCCGCCGAGATCGGCTTCGTCGACGACAAAGGGGTCGATACCGCTGCCGTTCCAGTTGACCGGCTTGCGAAGCGGCGCGGTGCCGACAAGGCTGCGCGCCAGCGTCGCAGCGACAGCCTGGCCGGCCGATTTGGCGAATCCCGGGTGCGAGCTCGACAGGACAAGGCGCGGCGAGCCGTTGGGGGCGAGCGTGTAGGACGCAAAGCTGCCTGGGCTGCCGGACACATCAAGGCGGAGAACCCAGCCATTCGATTCGACCGAGGCAGCGGTGATCGGCATGGGGACCTCTTTTGCAGGCAAGAGCGAAAAATAAGGCGCCGGCCGCTGTGCAGCCGGCGCCAGGGGCCCGGTTCAGGCGGCGAACCTGAGCAGTTTGATCGCGCGGCTGTCGATAACGGCGCCACCGACCCGCTTGGTTGCATAGAAGTGCACGAACGGCTTGTTCGAGAACGGATCCCGAAGAACCACCGTTTCGCGGCGCTGCGCGATCAGATAGCCGGCACGGAAGTTGCCAAATGCGATCGACAGGCTGTCGGCTGCAATATCGGGCATGGCTGCAGCCTCGATCACCGGATAACCGAGCAACGTCGCGGGTGCATCGGCCGACAGCGCCGGCTGCCACAGAAAGGCCCCGTCATCATCCTTCATCTTGCGAATGCGCGCCAGCGTCGAAGCGTTCATCACCCAGCTTGCGCCCTGGCGATACGGCGCTGCCAGTGCATGGACGAGGTCGATGAGCTTGTCTTGCGGCGCGGTCGCCGCAAAATTCCCAGCGGCACCTGCATCGACGAACTGCAGCGTCCCGAAAGGCCGCGCGGTATCACCCGCAGCACTTGTGGGGCCGGCAAGAAAACCGCGGGGCTTGGCGGCGCCGTCGCCGGTTACAAAGGCGACACCTTCGGCACGCGCAAATTCACGCCCGATTTCGGCGCCCAGCCAGGCTTCGACGTCGAACATGGCATCGTCGAGCATCGTCTGGCTTGCAGCCGGGTTGGCATAAAGCTCGCCCATCGGCGGGGCGATTTCGGCAAAATCCGGCGTGTCCGTTTCGGGGCGACCGGCGGTTTCACTGACCCAGCCCGAAATCACCCCGCTCGTGGTGATCAGTTTGCGATAATTCGCCGAACCGACATCGACCACCTGCGCGATGCTGCGGATCGGCGATTCCGCCGCCAGCACCCGGTCGATGACGCTGTCGATCGTGACCGGCACCGCGACACCGCCCTTGGGGCCGCTGGCCACCGCTGCGGCCTTGGTTTCGGCCTCGGCGGCGCCGCCCTTGCGCAGCCAGTCGGTGCCGTCGGCCGCTTTGGTGCCGGCCAGTGCCGGGCGCTCGACATGCCGCGACGTCACCAGGCTGGTCAATCGCGCCACATCGGTGCGCAGCGCCTCGATGCCCGCGGTCTCGAACACCGCATCCAGCGGGTCGGCTTTCGTCTCATAGGTCATTCATCGTCTCCTCTGCCAAATTCGAAAACCCCAGGATCCGTGCCAGCGGCTGCATCGGGAACGTCACCAGTGACACCTCGATCAGCTCGACCTGCGCCAGTTCGCGCCCGCCCCGGCCCGTTCCTGAAGTGGCCGGCCGCCCGGCCTTGACGCGATAGCCGAACGACAGGCCGTCGATCGCCCGCGCCCGGACCAGCGCTGCGGCTTCGCCACCGCGCCCGGATGCCACCAGTCGCGCCACGACTCGCAGACCGCGATCGTCCTCGCTCAGTGTCTCGACGAACCCGATCGGTTCCCGTGCTTCATGCTGCCAGAGCAGCGGCACCGGTCCGGCACCGGCGAAGGCGCCCTTGCGAACGATATCGCCACCCTTGTCGGCAACATCGAACACGCTGGCATCGCCAGCGATCCGCAGGCCGTTCATAACCCCTTCACTCGCTCGACAATGCCCAGCTTGAACGCCAGCCCGAACAGAAAAAGTGCCACACAGGTTCGCACAAACCATGCCAAGGTTGCCGACAGCGCCGATTTCTTGGCATCGCGCCAACCCTGGATAAGCTGGCGCAGTTCGACGATGTCGTGCCCTGCCTTGTCGTCCATCAGCCCCAAGGTCCGCAGCGCCCGCGCCGCGCCGACTTCGCAGGCCTCCTCCACCAGGGCGCGCAGCGTCACCCGCGTCGCGCCTTCGGCTTCGGCCTGCATGACCAGGCCTTCGAGCATCGATGTCATTGCGTCACCTCCAGCCCCAGCAGGGCCCGTTTTTCTTGCGACGTCAGGAAATCGGCCGCGGTCACCTGCGACCACAGCCGCTCGCGGTCCTCCGAAAGCGCCGGCACCGCATCGCGATCGACGCGGAGCACCAGCCCGGGCCACCAATGCTGCAGATGCGCCGACAGCGCCGCCAGGATGCGCCCGGTCAGCGGCAGAAGCGTCAGCCGCCACAGGGCGCTATTGGCTTCCCTGTAATTCGCGTAGGTCGCATCGCCCGGCAGCCCGAGCAGCAACGGCGGCACCCCGAATGCCAGTGCGATTTCCCGCGCTGCCGTGTCACGCGCCCGGGCAAAATCCATTTCCGCCGGTGTCAGGCTCATCGCCTGCCAGCTCAGCCCGCCCTCGAGCAGCATGGGTCGCCCGGCATTGGCAGCGCCGGCGAAGCCGCTTTCCATTTCGGCCTTCAGCCGGTCATATTGCGCCGGGCTCAACGGCGTCCCGTCACCCGGCTGGTACAGGATCGCCCCGGAAGGCCGCGCTGCATTGTCGAGCAGCGCGCGGTTCCATTTCGCGGCGGCATTGTGCACCTCGACCGCCGCGGCTGCAGCGCCGAGGCAACCGACGCCATAATGATCGTCGAGCGGGTGATAGGCCCTGATGTGCAGCAGCCCTGCCCGGTCGCCCATCGATTCCGCCGGATAGCGGGTCACGCTGGCCCCGGCGCGATAGACATAGCCGACCGGCCAACCCTGGCTGTCGGCCTCCACAGTCACGCGCTCGGGCCGAAGTGCGAACAGCGCCGCCGGCAATCCATCCGGGCCCGTTGCGGCCTCGACATAGGCATTCCCGTGCAAGAGCAGCTGCGCCGCCAGCGTTTCCACGAGTCCCGGGCCGGAAGCCCCGAAGCCAGTCGATGCCAGCAGCGCCAGCGCCGGATGGGCCCCCGGTTCTGCGACGATCGGCGCCCCGCCGGCGCCCTCGCTGATCAACCGGATCGCGCGGGCCGCGACCGGATTGCCCAGATAGGAAGCCCGAACCTGCGCTTCATAGCTTCGCGGCGCCTCACCGCTCTGATACGGCATCGCCCAGCTCGGCACCCGCGCAACCGGCGCAGCACTCTTGGTCCGCCAGAATGGCAGTTTCATGCGCTTGTCCCTTTCTTGGATCGACCCCTAGGAAAGGGATCGGACGGCCGGTTTCGGCGCTCGCTCTCCGAGCATCAGAGCAGTGAGCGCCCAGACCAGGGCATCCGCCCGGTCGGGTGATTTTCCCGGCCCGGCATAAACACCATTGGCGATCATCCCGCACAATTGGTCTTCCAGCGCCGGAAATGTACCAGCGTGGAATACCCGGCCCTCACCGTACAGGCTCGCCACCGGCTCGGCGCGCGCCACCTTCCCGCGCGAAGCTCGCACCGCCTTCACCGGCAGACCATTGTCCACGCTCTTCAGCATCGCGATCACCATGTCGCCGCCATTGTTGACTTCGGCAACGACACGATCGGCGCGCCATCGCCCGGCAGTATCAACCACGGCCCGCGCCCAGGCTTCCGGGCGTTCAACGGCAATGCTCGCATCGGCAAGCACATGGCCATGGCCGTCGGCCGCCAAGCCGACCGCGACGATCCCGCACACGCCATCGGCGCCCCCGGCCGGCGGATCGACTCCCACGATCACCCGCACCAGGTCCCGCGCATCCGGCTCGCGTGGCCGCTTTCGCTGCGCTTCGATCAAGGCCCGCGTCCACAAGGCGCCCTCATTGTCCTCGACGATCTCGCCATCCAGCTCCTGCCGCCCGGTCGCCGAGCCGCCGTAGCGACGCCGCAGCGTGGCGAGGAAATGCGGCGGCAAATTCTCGGCATTGTCCGCCATGGTGCCGCGGGTGACGATCACCCCCGGTTCGGCCAGAAGCGCTTTGAGCCAGGCCCTGGGCAGCGGCGTCGTCGTCAGCATGATGCGGGGGTCTTTCCCCAACCGCGTTGCCAGCCGCAAATTGGTCAACGTGTCTTCGGCCCGCGGCCAGTGCGCAAACTCGTCACCCCAGGCAAAATGGAACTGGCTGCCGCGCAGGCTGTCGGGCTCGCCCCCCGAAAACAGCCGCGCCTGCGATCCGTTCTGCCAGTTGAACTGCCGCAAGCTCGGCACGAAGGTCACGTCGCCGCCCGGCGGCACCCGCGCCAACAACCCCGATTCCCCTTCGACCATCACCGCCCGCGCCGCCTCGAGGTTTGCCCCGACAAGCGCGATGCGGCTTCCCGGCCACAAGGCCGCCAGTTCATGCACCCACTCCGCCCCGGTCCGTGTCTTGCCGAAACCGCGCCCTGCCAGAATCGCCCAGATCGACCATGGCTCGACAGGCGGCTGCTGCGCCGGGCGGAGCTGGTGGGTGCCGCCAATGGCGAACGCCACATTATGCGCACCGTACCGCCGGATGAGCCGGCTCAATTCGGCCTCACTCGGTCCAGCATGCGCCGCTGATACGCCGCGCGCGCTGTCCCTCAGGCGGTCTGCCAT